GGGACTAAAAAATATTAATGCCCTAGTTGACAAACCAAAATATGATGAAAACTCTCCAAAGGTAAGATGGTTAAAACTTGCCGATGGACAATCTGCAAAGATTAGATTCATTGAAGAACTTGATGAAGATTCTGCAAATTATAATGCAGAACGTGGACTAGCACTTGTTGTTAAAGAACACACAAATCCAAAAGACTATAAGCGCAAGGCTGTAGATACTATGGAAACAGAAGGACGTGACTGGGCTGAAGAAATGCATCGTAAAGATCCAAAGGCTGGCTGGAGAGCACGTCTTCGTTTCTATTGCAACGTATTAGTAGATGATGGCATTGAAGAGCCATACATAGCCATTTGGTCAATGGGCGTAAGTAAGCAATCTGCTTTTAACACAATTCGTGAATACGCACTTGAAACAGGAAGTATTTCAAATATTACATGGAAGTTAAAGCGTAACGGTCAGGGTACTGAAACAAGTTACACACTTATTCCATCTGCACCAGATAAAGAACCATTTGACTGGTCAGCACACAAGCCATACGCTCTTGAGTTAGCACTAAAGAAAATTCCTTATGCTGAACAAGAGGCATTTTATTTGGGGTTTGACACTCCATCTGTAACTTCATCAACCAACACAGATTGGTAAGATGAACTACACAGGCTTACATGTTCATACTCACTACTCCCTATTTGACGGCATAGCAACTCCACAAGAGTATGTAGACCGTGCTAGCAAGTTGGGTATGAGTGCTCTTGCAATTACAGATCACGGTACACTTTCTGGTCACAGAGAGTTTTATCGTTCTGCAAAAGAAAAGGGTATTAAGCCAATTCTAGGTCTAGAAGGATATATGTGTGCAGACATATCTGATAAAAGAGATAAGTCTGAAAGAGAAGGTCAACAAGATCTTGTTTATAATCATATTATCCTTCTAGCCAAGAATCAAAAAGGTTTAGAAAATCTTAATAAAATTAGTGAAATTGCATGGACAGATGGATTTTTTAAAAAACCAAGGTTTGACTTTGCAATTCTTCAAAAATATAAAGAAGGCATTATTGTAACATCTGCCTGTCCTAGTAGCGTTATTGTTAAAGCATTAGAAGAACAAGAATTTGCACTTGCTAAAAAGCACATTAAATGGTTTAAAGACAATTTTGCTAGTGATTATTATATTGAAGTGATGCCACACAATACGCCAGAAATAAACAAATATCTTATTGAACTTGCAGATGAATTTAATATTCGTGTAGTTGTTACTCCAGACTGCCATCACTCTGATGAATCACAAAAAGAAGTACAAGAATTTAAACTGATTTTAAATACACATGGAAAAGTAAATAAAGAAGCAACATATGAAAAATCTAAAAAGAAAACAGATATGATGGAAAGACTTGACTATTTGTATGGTCATGATCGTGATATAACATTTAACAAATTTGATATTCATCTTCTTTCCTATGAAGAAATTAAAGCAGCAATGGAAAAACAAGGTATTGATAGAGAAGATATATATTCAAATACTATGTTATTAGCAGATACAGTAGAAGATTATGACATTAAGGACAGCCTTAATTTGCTTCCTGTTCAATATAAAAATCCAGACCAAGAGTTAGCAAACTTAGCATTTGCTGCACTAGAAGAAAAAAAACTTAACTCTAACTGGTTAGGTAATGATATTTATGAACAACGCCTAGATGAAGAACTTCATATTATTAGAGAAAAGAAATTTGCCCCTTACTTTCTTGTAGTACAAAATATGATTTCTTGGGCAAAGAAAGAAAGAATTTTAGTTGGCCCAGGCCGTGGATCATCTGCTGGATCTTTAGTATGCTATCTTCTTGGCATTACAGATATTGATCCATTAGAGCATGGTCTGTTGTTCTTTCGTTTTATTAATCCAGAACGTAATGACTTTCCAGATATTGATACAGACATCCAAGATACTCGTCGTGATGAAGTAAAAGATTATTTAGTTAGACAATATAGACATGTAGCATCTATTGCAACATTTCTTCAATTTAAAGATAAAGGTGTAGTCCGAGATGTTGCACGAGTTTTAGACATTCCACTTACAGATGTTAATAAAGTTTTAAAACTTGTTGATACATGGGACGAATACTGCACATCTAAAACCACACAATGGTTTAGGGATAAATATCCAGAAGTAGAGATTTACGGAGAACAGTTGCGTGGTCGTATTAGGGGTACTGGAATTCACGCTGCTGGTGTTGTTACCAGTAAAGATCCAATATTTAGATATGCACCATTAGAAACTCGCTCCTCTCCTGGATCTGATGACCGTATTCCAGTTGTTGGTATTGATATGGAAGAGGCTGAAAAAATCGGTCTAATTAAAATTGATGCACTTGGGCTTAAAACTTTAAGTGTAGTAAAAGATTGTATTGATATGATTAAAGAAAATCATTATAAAGATGTTGACTTGTTATCTCTTGATATGGCAGATCCAAAAGTATACGAGATGCTTTCAGACGGGTATACTAAAGGTGTGTTTCAATGTGAAGCAACACCATATACGAACCTTTTAGTAAAGATGGGTGTAAAAAACTTTAATGAGTTAGCAGCCTCAAACGCATTAGTGCGTCCAGGAGCCATGAACACTATTGGTAAAGACTATATTGCTCGTAAACACGGAAAACAAAATGTTTCTTATATTCACCAAACTATGAAAGAATTTACCAATGACACATATGGGTGTATCCTATATCAGGAACAGGTTATGCAGGCTTGCGTACATCTTGGTGGAATGACAATGGCTGAGGCTGATAAAGTTCGTAAGATCATTGGAAAGAAAAAAGATGCCAAAGAGTTCAATATATTTCAAGATAGGTTTGTTGCTGGGGCGAGCAAGTACATATCTCCTAATCAAGCCTTGGATCTTTGGAAAGACTTTGAAGAGCATGCGGGATATTCGTTCAACAAAAGTCATGCGGTTGCTTACTCTACATTATCGTATTGGACGGCGTGGTTAAAATATTATTATCCACTTGAGTTTATGTTTGCCCTTCTTAAAAATGAAAAAGATAAAGATGGTAGAACGGAATATCTAATTGAAGCAAAGCGTATGGGTATTTCAATTAAACTACCACACATTAATGATTCAGATTTAGATTTTAAAATTGAGGGTAAAGGTATTCGCTTCGGCTTAACTGGTATTAAATTTATTTCTAATAACATTGCACAAAAATATATTAGTGCAAGACCATTTGCTAGTTATAAACAACTTGAGGAGTTTACTTTTACAAAAGGAAATGGAGTAAATAGTAGAGCACTTAATGCATTAAAGTTAACTGGTGCTGCAACATTTCCTGATAATCCACGTAATGATGAAGAAATTAAAGAAAATATTTATGAATATTTAAATCTTCCAGAGTTTAATATTTCTATTCCATCTCATTATTATGCATTTATTCAACCAATTGAAGACTTTGAAGAAAAAGGTTCTTTTATTTTAATGGGTATGGTAAAGTCAATAAAAAGAGGAAAGGGATGGTCAAGAGTTGAAATTTTGGACAAAACTGGGAGTGTTGGTATATTTGATGAAGAAGGAACGACTATTGAGACGGGTCGTACTTACTTGGTTCTTAGCAATGACAATAGGATTGTATCTGCAATTCCTGTTGACGAAATAAAAGCATCTTCAAACGCACTTGTTAAGTTTTTAAGTTATAAGCAGTTACCATATAAAGAAGATGAAATGTTTGTTATTTCGTTTAAATCAAGAATAACAAAAACTGGTAAAAAAATGGCCTCTTTAACTTTAGCAGATACTGCAAGGGATCTACACTCAGTAACTGTATTTCCTACTGCATTTCCTAAAGCATACATGCATATTGAAGAAGGTAAAGCCTATAAGTTTAGTTTTGGTAAAACAAAAGACGGCACAACAATAATGGAGGATATAAATGTCAGTTAATGTAGAAGATGTATTATCACAGTTAGACCCAAGAATTAGAAAACGACTTGGTACTGGAGAAGGTGTTACCTTTGAATATCAGCCAACACCAAGTTTTGGATTAAACCGTGCTCTTGGCGGTGGATTACCATATGGTCGCCAGGTACTTATCTGGGGTAGCAAATCATCTGCTAAGTCCTCTATGTGCCTTCAGATGATCGCATTGGCCCAAGCAGAAGGTAAGGTATGTGCTTGGATTGATTCAGAAATGTCATATTCAGAAGATTGGGCTAGACAACTTGGGGTAGATCCAACTAAACTAATTTATTCACAAGCAAGAACTATTAGTGATATGGTTGACGTAGGTGTTGGGTTAATGAATGCTGGAGTAGACTTAATTGTAGTTGATTCAATTACTTCAATGCTTCCTGCTATATATTTTGAAAAAGATTCAGATGAAATGAAAGCGTTAGAGAATACTAAACAGATAGGAGCAGAGTCTCGTGACTTTAGTAATGCATGGAAAATGCTTAATTATGCTAATAATAAGGTCAAGCCTACTTTGCTTGTTCTTATCAGCCAGTCTCGTAATAATATTAATGCTATGTATACTTCTCAGCAGCCTTCTGGTGGTCAGGCTACTAAGTTCTATTCTTCTTGCGTTATTAAGTTATTTAGTTCCGAATCGGATAATCAAGCGCTTAAAGGAAAAATTAAAATAGGAGATAAGTTAATTGAAGAAAAAATTGGCAGACAAATTCGTTGGGAATTACAATTCTCTAAAACATCTCCAGGCTTTCAATCTGGTGCGTATGATTTTTATTTTAGAGGTGACAATATTGGTGTTGATGCAATAGGAGATTTAGTAGATACTGCAGAGGCTATGGGATTAGTTAATAGAACTGGCGCATGGTATCAACTAGATGATGGCACAAAAGTGCAAGGTCGTGATGGTTTTATAAATCGTGTTAAAGAAGATTTAGATTTACAGGAACAACTTAAGGCAAAAATAGTTAATGCTTGAATCTAAGTTTACTGTTTATCCTGGCAAGTGGCCATGTAAAACTTGTCAAGAGATTGTAACATCTTTAAGGTATTGGAAAGAAAGTGGAGAGGCTACGTGGATGTGTACACAAAAACATATTTCAAAAGTTGGATTAATTCCACAAAAGAAAAAAAAGAAAGATTTTATAAATGAGTGAAAAAAATGAATCAAAAAGAATAGGTGCAAAGCAACATAAAAACTCTGGTAGAAACACACAAAAGGGTGATGCTACTTGGAGAGAGTTTGTTGTTGATTTTAAAGAAGCAAGTAAATCATTTACTATAAACAAAGAGGTATGGGCTAAAGCAGTTACTGATTCAATTCAGGCTGGTAAAGATAAGTCTCCAGCAATTATTGTAATTCTTGGAGAGGGTAACACAAAGGTAAGGCTTGCTATAATTGAAATGAATATGTTAGAACAATTAACGGAAAGGCAATAAAGTGATAGAACAAAAACAAGCAACAGGAACAACCTTGGATATGGTAAATGGTTTAACGGAAATTGCCGATTATATGCAAGACGAAGAGTTAACAGTTGCATTAACAATGATTGCAAAAATTATTATTAAACCAGACATTCCATTGCAAGTTGCTAGTCTTGAGATTGTAAGACTACAGGCTATTGCAGCAAAAATGTCTTTTAAGGCTACTTGGATGGCCAATGTTGATAAATCTGACAGGGCAAAGAAAAATATATACTTTACAGCAGCAGAAGCAATTAATGATTTGGTATCAGCGCTTAAATACATAATGCGCTAACCTGCTATAATTAATAGAAAACAAAGGATAAAAATGACAAAAAGTTTATTAAAAAGTATTATGATTAAAAACGATAGTTTGCCCAAGCCAGCATTTGATGTTGCTGGTATAGCAGAAAAAATTAATAATGGATACTTAGCAAATCAAGATCCTAAGTTTATGACTAAAAAAACTTTTGCACCATCTACACTAACCTATAGTGATGGAAATGGAGTGTGTCCTAGATATTGGTACCTTGCTTTTGAGGGAGCCATATTTGAAAGTTATAGCACGCCATATGATATAGCAAATATGAGTAGCGGAACATTGTCTCATAGCAGAATTGAAAAAGCATTGCTGGAATCTGGCATTGTTAAAATATATAAAAAAGAAAATCCTAAAACCAAAGAACTGGAAGATAGTACAGAGTTTAAGGTTATTAGTTCCAACCCTCCAATTTTTGGTTACGGAGACTGCATGATTGTTTGGAACGATGAAGAAATTGTTGGAGAAATAAAGACTCAAAATAATGAAGCATTTGAATATAGAAAAAGAGTGGGTAAACCTAAACAGGATCACGTAGCACAAACTTTAATATATATGAAAGTGTTAAAAAGATCTAAGGGAATTATTATTTATGAGAATAAAAATAATCATGAACTATTATTATTTCCTATTGAGGTAAACGATCACTACAGAGGATGGATAGACAATACATTTGAGTGGATGGAATCTATCTCTGATGCTTGGAAAAACAAACAACTACCTATTAAAAATTATAGAAGTAATGCCAAGATTTGTAAAAAGTGTCCAGTAAGAAAAACATGCGATGAGGCTGGAGATGGAATAATTAAGATAGAATCTCTAAAGGAATTAAGTGAAACTATGTGATAGATGTGATACGGTTTTTGACCCTAAAGTAAGTTATCAAATTTATTGTGGAGATGTTTGTAGAGAGCAGGCTACTAAAATAAAGATAGCAGAAAGATATCAAATAACTCGTAGACAAAAAAGAAAAGGTAAAAAGAGATTATGTCTTGGTGGTTGTGGAGAACAACTGTCAATATATAATGACTCTGGGTTTTGTTCTAATTGTAATATAAGTAAAAAAGAAGTTGATAAAATGTTAAAACAAATAAAAGGATTTTTTGATTATGAACAAGATTAATTTTACTCAACCTAATAGTATTTGTGCTATTGATGCTAGTACCAATAGTCTTGCTTTTGCTTTATTTAATAATAAAAAACTTAATACTTTTGGAAAAATAAAATTTGAAGGAAATACAAACTATGAAAAAGTAATGGATGCCTGTGCCAAAACAAAAGCATTTTTTGAATACTCTGGTGGATTTGAAGCAATAGTAATTGAGCATACAGTTTTTATGAATAGTCCTAAAACTGCTGCAGATCTTGCATTGGTTCAAGGCGCTTTACTTGGAGCAGCAGGTTTATCTGGTACAAAACAAATTGGTACTGTGGCACCAATTACATGGCAAAATTATTTAGGAAACAAAAAATTAACTAAAGAAGAACAACTAGGTATTAGATTAAAAAATCCTGGAAAATCAGATTCTTGGTATAAAACATATGAAAGACAAGTTAGAAAAGAAAGGACTATAAAGTTAATTGAAATTAATTATGATAAAATTATTAACGATAATGACGTTGCTGATGCTTGTGGCATCGGTCATTGGGCTATTAATAACTGGAATAAGGCAATAGGGGTAACAGAGTAATGCCAGAATTAAATGCAAACATACCACCAATAGAATGCTATGTTCGTGGAAATTTTTTAAGAGATCAAATAGATAGTCATGATAAGTATTTCCCATGTGTTATTTTTGGTGTGTCAACTATTAAAGGTAGAAGTCCACTATTTCATTTTTTAATGGAAGACGGTGGTATCTGGTGGAGAATGCCAATTAATGCTTTTTGTACAAAACCAAACATTACAGAAGAACCTTTATATAATTTAGTTTTATGGAATTCTTTTAGCCCATATGTCTCTGTTACTAAATTTGAAAATTTAAGTAACATGAGGATGTCTTATGTAGATAGAAATAAAAATAATATTTCTGGAAAATATTTATTTACTTTAGACTGGCATAATCCAGAAAGCAATATTTTAGATGATGGATATTCAGAAAGTCCAGGCCAACATAAATGTGGTCATGTTATTGAAAGAGACGATGGTAATTTTGCCATTCAGCCAAATAATAGAGTAAGATTAAAAGAACCATCTTTTGTAACAAAAAAAGATTTGGTAATAGAAAGACTTATTAATACTAATAAATGGGATGTTGAAGGCTATGATAAGTGGGTCTTAGAAGACTCCAATGCCTATAATTATGATATTAAGGATGTTGAGGTTGACAAATAATCTTATGGCTGGTAAACTGTATACAAGCGAGATTTGGCTTCGTAAGAGATATCTTATAGATAAAAAATCTCCACAAGACATTGCTAAAGAGTGTGGGGCAAGCATAGAAACGATTTATGTATACCTTGCAAAATTTGGATTAAGGAAATCAAGACGATGAGTAATAATTTAAACATTACAGTTGATCAAGTCAATCACCCATTACACTATACGACTGATCCTAGTGGGGTTGAGTGTATACAAATTACACGTCATCGTAATTTTAATATTGGAAATGCCTTTAAATATTTATGGAGGGCAGGTCTTAAAGATGAAGCAAAAACAATTCAGGATTTAGAAAAAGCAATATTTTATATTAAAGACGAAATTAATCGTTTAGAGGGAAAATATAATGTCAACTGAGGCAGAATTAATTCAACATTTAGATGAAGTAAATAAAGTTGTAGCAGAATACCTTAAAGGTCAAGATCCTACAAGGATATCTAAAGAGTTAGACATTCCACGTACTCGTGTTGTCGCATTAATTAATGAGTGGAAGGTTATGGCATCTGCCAATGATGCAATTCGTGCTCGTGCTAAAGAGGCTCTTGCCGCTGCAGATACACATTATAGTAAACTTATCTCTAAGTCCTATGAGGTTATTGATGAAGCATCAATGACAAATAATCTTAGCGCAAAGACTCAAGCAATTAAGTTGGTTATGGATATTGAAAAATCTAGAATTGAAATGTTGCAAAAGGCTGGTTTGTTAGAAAACAAAGAACTTGCAGAAGAGATGGTTCAAATTGAAAGACGGCAAGAAGTCCTAGTTGAAATTCTTAGAGAGATTGCTTCAACACACCCAGAGGTTCGTGATTTAATTATGCAACGCCTTTCTCAGATTGCTAAAGAAGGAGAGGTGATTACAATTGTCCACGATGTTCAATGACTTTCTTGAAGTACTAAAAGAAAATCACTTTGAAGAAAAGCCAGTAGATGCTAAGACATTTGTAGAGTCTTCTGACTATTTAGGGCAACCACCCCTATCTTCAATTCAATATGACATTGTAGAAGCAATGAGCCAGGTATACAAAAAAGAAGACTTACAAGAATTATATGGATCTGTAGAAGGAGCAAGATACTATGAAAAATACACAAAAAACGAAATCATCCTACAATTGGGCAAAGGTTCTGGTAAAGATTTCACCTCTACTGTTGCTTGCGCTTATATTGTTTATAAGTTATTATGTCTCAAAGATCCTGCAAGATATTTCGGAAAACCAAGTGGAGATGCAATAGATTTAATTAACGTTGCTATTAACGCACAACAGGCTAAAAATGTTTTCTTTAAAGGATTTAAAACAAAAATTGAAAAATCACCATGGTTTGCAGGTAAGTATAATGCTAAAGCAGACTCAGTAGAATTTGATAAATCAATTACAGTTTATTCTGGACATTCAGAAAGAGAATCACATGAAGGATTAAACTTGTTGCTTGCAGTGCTTGACGAAATTTCTGGTTTTGCATCAGAGGTTGGAACTGGAAATGAACAAGGCAAGACTGCAGAAAATATTTATAAAGCGTTTCGTGGTTCTGTAGATTCTCGTTTTCCAGATTTAGGTAAAGTGGTTTTACTTTCATTCCCTCGTTATCAAGGTGACTTTATTTCTAAAAGATATGAAGATGTTATTGCAGAAAAAGAAACTATTGAAAAGAAACATGTTTTTATTATGAATGAAGATCTACCCCATGATGATCCAAGCAATCAATTTGAAATTAACTGGGATGAAGATAATATTATTTCTTATAAAGTTCCAAAGATTTTGGCTTTTAAAAGACCAACATGGGAAGTAAACCCTACTCGTAAAATAGATGATTTTAAATTAGCATTTTATACAGATATTGGAGATGCAATGATGCGTTTTGCATGTATGCCAACATTTGCATCAGATGCGTTCTTTAAACAAAAAGAGAAATTAGAAAAATGTATGAACACTAGAAATCCAATAGATTCATTTAGAAGGTTTGATGAAACCTTTAAACCAGATCCAGAAAAAGTTTATTATATTCATGCCGACCTTGCTCAGAAGCATGACAAGTGTGCTGTTGCTATTGCACATGTTGATAAATGGGTTAATATCCAAGTCATCAAAGATTATGAACAGGTTGCACCAATTGTTGTTGTTGACGCTGTCGCTTGGTGGGAACCAAGAGCAGAGGGTCCAGTAAACCTATCAGAGGTAAAGCAATGGATTATTAATTTACGTAGAGAAGGTTTTAATATTGGCATGGTATCTTTTGATCGTTGGCAATCATTTGATATTCAAAATGAACTACAGGCTGTTGGAATTAAAACAGAAACAGTTTCAGTTGCTAAAAAACACTATGAAGATTTAGCCATGATGATTTATGAAGAGCGTGTTGCTATTCCAATGATTCCACTATTATTAGAAGAAATGTCAGAATTAAAAATTATGAAGGGTAACAGGGTAGACCACCCCCGTAAAAAATCTAAAGATCTAGCAGATGCTGTTTGTGGAGCGGTATTTGGAGCAATATCTCACACAATAAAGAATAATAATATAGAGATAGAGGTTCATACCTGGGGGTCTTCTTCTAGACTTGCAGAAAAACAGCAACATATGGTAGACTTAGATAATCGGAAAATGCCTAACGATGTTAAGGATTTTCTAGATAAGTTAAACTTAATATAAACAAACAAGGAGAAAAATGAATTCATTCAAGAAAATTGCTATTGTCATCGCTGCAGCCTTGACTAGCACTACACTTGTCGCTACGCCAGCAAACGCTGCTCCGACAATTGTAAATACAACAATGTACGACACCACAAACGGTGTTCAGGTTATTGGTGGTTTTGCAACTCTTACAATTAATACAGACACGAGCACGGTAGCAACTGTTACCCTGTCTGGTGTGGGTTCAATTGTATCTGCATCTGCAGGATCAAATACTACCCTGTTAACGCCAGTTAATGGTTATTATCAAATTACAACTAGCAACGTAGGCGCAGGAGTTTCAACTCTTATTATTTCAAGCCCTACTGCTGGCACATCTACAGTAACTGTTACTCCAATTACTGCTGGTACTGGAATTCCAGGAACCCCAGTAATTAAAACAATCTCATGGACGGCTTCTGGTACCTTATCAGTATCTACGTCATACACAACAGTTTATTCTGCAGTAGGAGTTGCTGCACCAGATGCAACAACTAATTCTGTATCAATTATTGCTGCAAAGGCTGCTCAATCAGCAGCAGCAAATGCAGTTGCTAATATTCTTGTAGCACCAAAAGATGGAAATAACAATGCCATTACAAATGGAACATTAACAGTAACTGTTGCTGGTCCAGGAATGATTGGTCTTGGTACAACACAGGCTAATGCAGCCTCACAAGGTCGTGCTGTTACAGGAACTGCTGGACAATATTTTGTAAACGTATTTGGAGATGGAACATCAGGAACATCAACAATTACAATTTCAAGTGGCTCTACAGTTTTAGCAACTAAGACAGTTGTTTTTGCTGGAGATGCTGCAACTTATACTGCAACAAAAGGTTTTTCAGTCTACCGTGTTGGATCTAACGGAACTGATGGATCTTCAACATCTTATGGTGTTGCAGTTGCTGTAAAAGATGCAAACGGCAATCCAGTATCTAATGGAACTACAGTTTATGCTACTTCAGCATCTACATCTGTAGCAACAGTTTCTGCTTCAACAACAACTACTAATGGAGTAGCATATTTTGCTATTAATGGAGTTGCTACTGGAGACGTTGCAATTACATTTGCTAATGCAACAACAACTCCTACAGTTTCAACAAGCACAGTTGTTACAATTGGAAGTTCTGTAGCATCATCTGTTACTTTATCATTTGATAAAAAATCTTATATCAATGGAGAAAAAGTTCAACTTACTTTAAAGGCAGTAGATGCTTCAGGTAAGCCAATCTCAGATATTGCTGCAAGTGGCGCTTCATATACTGATCTATTGTCAGCAGACCTAATTTCATCTACTCAACTAGGTGGAGCAACATTGGTTGGATCTAAGACTCCAACATTTGTTGGCGGAGTTGCAACATGGAACCTATATGCTCCATTATCTGCTGGTCCATTCACAGTTACAGGTACAACTGGAACTGCTGCTGGACTTGCTTTATCAGCACAGAAGGTTGCATTATCAACAACTGCAAATGTATTGGATGCAAATGCTACTGCAAATGCAGCATTATTGGCACAACTTGATGCATTAAATGCAAAGATTGTGGCTCTTAATGCTCTTATCGCTAAGATCATGAAAAAGTTAAAAATTAAGTAATAACTTAACTTAAATTAGAGGGTAGATTAATTTCTACCCTCTTTTTTTATGATTTAAAAATGGTATAATTACTAATATAATTACACATAGGAGAACACCACTCAATTGAAAAACCTTAAACGAAGACTAATATTAGCCTTTGGGGTAGGGTTATGCATAACAATTTTTGGAATTATGGCTCCAGATCGTGCTCATGCTACAGAAAATCAAGAACAGGTTATTGTTAGCCCTGCACAACAAGCAGTTAATACAGCCCTTGGAACAGCCACTACAGCCGTTCAAGAGGCTATAGATGCCACCGCAAGTGCTACGGTTGAAATAACACAAGCACAAACCGAATATTCTCAAGCCCAATCTGTAACGGCAGAGGTAGCATCAAAAATATCTTTGGCTAATACAGAAATAAATAATGTTCAAACCGCTATTAATACTATTAGTAATGTTGATTTATCTGTTACTACAATAGATCAAAGTTCTCAGGTAGTTCAAGATGCAAAGGCTACAGTAACTGTTGCAACTACCGCTATAAATAATATAACAACACAAATAACAGAGGCTCAGACAGCAATATCTGAAGCCGTAGTTGCAAAAACAGAAGCATCTACTGCACAAGCCACTGCACAAACAGAACTAACACAAGCAAACCTTGCTATTGATGCTGCTCAAACTGCAGTCAATAATTTACAAGCCACTATTGGAACTAGCACAAATGTTTTGGCTGGAGTAGATGATGCTGGTGTTCAAATGAATCTTCCGTTCGGAATGCAAATGGGTGGAACTGTTTACAACAATGTATTCGTTGGATCAAATGCAACAATAACATTTGGAACAAATGAAGGATGGGTTTATCATACAACTCCAGGAGCACCTTCAGTATCTATTGCTGGATGGGACTGGACTACTTGGAGTACAGGAACTGGAATTACATATTCAACCACTGGAACAAGTTTAGATATTGCTTGGGATTTAAGACCATTTCCACAACAAGATGCTTCTACTCAAATGGTTCAGGTAAGATTTAATGCTGATGTAAATCCAAATGATGGTGCATGGATGGCAAATGTAACTGCTAATGGACCAATACCAGATCAAGCGAGATTTAATGTTAGAGAAACAACTAACGGTGCACTTATTGCAATTACAGATACTAATGTTGGAGCAGGTTTTGCTGGACAAATAAGTCAAGGTGCAGCATTTACTCCGTATGTAGACCCAAATACAGAAACAGTTCAGGCAGCGGTTGACTCAGCAAATGCAACTATTGCACAATTAAACTCAAGCCTTACTCCAGTAGTTGCTCAAAATACTACAAACACATCTAATATAAATGCTATTAATACTACATCTTTAACCAATACGGTAAACTCAGCGGTATCAACAAAAACATCTCTTGAGTCATCATTAAACACTAAATCAAGTCAACTAGTTACTGCAATTAATAACAACATTCCAACCCCTGCCCCAATAATTTCAACTCCAATTGTTGCAGGAACTACCGCAACTATTACACCATCCCTACCCGAAGGATATACAGCAAACACTTGGTTCTATCAAGTAATAACAGATGATCCAGATGCAGATAATCCATATGCTGGTGGAACATATAATACAGATGGTGCTCCTGCATCTATTCAGTTAAGTGGTTTGACAGAAGGCGCTACTTATACTGTTAGAGTTGCTAACTGGTCTGGACCTGTAAGTCAATATACTGATACTGTTATTTCTGTACCCGCACCACAAGGCTCCAATTTAACTACTGGTGGCAATAGTTCCCCAATAGATACAACTCCAATAGATACAACTCCCATAGATACAACTCCAGTTGACACAACTCCTGTAGACACAGAACCTGTAGATACAACCCCTATAGACACAGAGCCAATAGACACAGAGTTTGTGGATACAGAACCAGTTGATACAGAACCTGTAGATACAGAACCTGTAGATACAGAACCAATAGACACAGAACCAGTTGATACTCCTGCAGAAGAAGCAGAGGTTGTATTTGAAGAAAGTGAAGTTTCTATTGAAGAAATATCAGAAAGTGGTGCAAATCTTTCTGTAGAAGATATTCAAGAAGTTATTACTGATTTAATTAGCGATAGTAGTTTAGATGCATCTGAGGTTTCTGC